GGCTGGCCGACTATAACCAGCAGATCCCGCACGACAGCCTGGGCGGGCTAACGCCCGCCGAGTTCCGTGATCAACATCAACCGCAGACCTCTAATTTTGGCTGGCACTGAATTGCGGGGAGTCGACATTCCGGCCCAGGCCCAGCACATCGCCCGCATCAGCCAGGACGTTGAGGCCGTTGTCGTGCCAGTACGCTGCCGCACCCAGGGCGCTGGGTTCGATCTGCAGCAGCAGGTCCGGCTGCTCTTCCACTGGCAAGCCGATCAGCACACCGATGCGGCGGTAGTTGCCCCGGAACGTGTGTTGCATCGGGCCACGGCCCCGGTGGCGGTAGCCATCGCCGCTGGCGGCGTTGCCATTGCCCAGGCGGTCGGCGTAGACGAAGTTGGCCAGCCCGACCGGATTGCGCAGGAATTGCGGCGCCTGCGCCGGCGTGATGCGCGCGCCGAACACTTCCAGCAGCCGGGCGCTGGTGGTGTACGTCAGCCCTTCCTCCATGCGCGACAGGCTCAGACTTTCGTGGCCGACCTGGCCGAGCCAGTGCGCGGCGCGGCGCTTGGTGGTGATGCCGAAGCGGTTGGCGGCGGCGAGCAGTGGGCCATGCCAGCGCTGTGCGCGTTGCGGCGAGCACTGCATGATCGAGGCGAGCTGGGTATCGGTGAACATCAATCGACCTTCAGGATGCGCGCCACATTGCCCTGGGCGCGGTAGGTGAGCACCGCCAGCACGATCAGCGTGCCCAGGTGACAGAGACTGACCTGCGAGCCGGCGCCGGCCAGCAGGATGTGCAGTGCCTGGCCGCCGGTGCTGGCGATCAGCAACCACGCGCACCAGCCCGCGCCGCGTCGATGGCGCGCATCGACTGGGCGGTAGGTAAGCAGGCGGACGCAGATGGCAAGCGAGGCCATCAACGTCAGGACGGTGACCAGGCTATGCACTGGGCGGACCTCCACGACGTAGGAAGGAAAAGTCGAACGATTTGCTCTTTTCGATCAGGCCGAGCGTGACGGTGATCGCGCACGCCGCGCTGGCGAAGGCAGCCACGCCACTGGATTTGATTGGCAGCCAGAGCAGGATCTCTGGCGCCAGCTGGTAGCCGGCTATCACGCTCACCGGGAAATAAATCAGCCGTACCAGCAGCGGTTGCTTGGCGGCGGACACCACGAACAATGCGCCGCCGGCAAAGGCGCCGATCAGCGCGTCGCCGTCGATGCCAGGCAGCACGGAGGCAAGACCCACACCGGTGGCGATCAAAAAGCCGCTCGATACGGAGGTGGGTTCGGTCATCAGGTCAGTCCCATAGCTGCACAAGCGGCGTCATCGCCGCCGTGGTGGTGGTTACCTCGGGCAACTCCACCGGGGTGCCGTGCGGAAGCACGGCGCCTAGTTCGGCCAGGCCGGGATTGAGGAGATAGGTGCGCTCGACCAGGCCGGCCGTGCTACCCAGATGGCGCCAGCACAGCAAGTCGACGGTGTCGCCTTGCATGGCGTGTACGCGCATCAGATGAGTTCCGCCGTGTTGCGTGGCTTGTCCTGCAGATCGCGCACTGCCCAGCGCTGATCACGGCGCAACTCGGTGATGCTCGGCGACAGGTCATCGGCGCGCTGGTTCGCGCTGTCGGTCGCGTCAAAGCTGCGGTAACGCTCTGCAACTTCCACGGCGGTGGCACACGCCACCGCACGCAGGTAAAGCTGCAGGCGGCGGGAGACACCATCGACGGTGGTGCTGGGCACATCGGCCAGCGATGCGTAGCCGGCGGTCTGCTGCGTGTCTGCCCAGGCCTGCAGCTCATCGTTGACGGCCAACATGGCGGCCACGATCGCGTGGCGCAGACGCGCATCGGTGACGGTGCCATCCAGGCGCATGCTTGCCCGCACACTCGCCGGTGCGATCGCTGGCCAGAACGGCGCGTTGGCGATCGCATCGGGCGTGGCGCTGGTGGTGCCGGTGGCAGTGAATCCGCTCATGGATGGCTCGGAAGAGATCGCCGGTGGTCGGGGCGTCACCGCAGCGATGACGTGCTGTGGATCGGCCCCGAGCCGGCGAGGGTTGCGGGGACGCTCGGTTATGCGCTGGTGCCCGCAGGCTCAGCGCTAAACTTCTTCAAGAGGCGCTCGGCGCGCTCCAGATCCTTCTTGCCGCCGCAGCTGCCGTGCAGTGCGATGGCGCGCTGCAGGTCGGCCACAGCGGCAGCGGCGATCGGCTGCGCCTGGTCGGCGGGCGTCTCGTCGGTGATGCCAGCCAGCGATGCGCGAGCCAGCGCCAGGTGCAGCTTGGCGCGCACCTCGTCGGGCATGTCCTGCTCGGCGGTCAGCGTGGCGGTGTCGGCCAGGACGGCCGCATCAAACGGCTGGCCGGTCTTCTGCGCCGACAACGCCGCCTCAGCGACTTCCTCGGCCAGTACGCAGCCCACGGTGCGGGAGAAGCGGTCGGGCATCTGCAGGCCGTGCTTGAGCACATAGGCGCCCAGCTCCAGCGCGCCGGCATAGTCGCCGGCATCAATGCGCCAGACCATGCACGTCATGACGATCTCGTCCTGCGCGCCCTGGCCGCCGGCCAGCACGCCGGCCAGATATGGCACGTAGGCCGGCAGCAGCTGCACTTTGAGCGCCGCCTTGCCCTGGGTGGACTGGATCTGCTTCAGCCGCAGGCGATCGCTCTGCAGCTGCGCCATGTGCTGCTCATAGGCCGTTGCACCGGCCATGAGCTGGTGCGGGGCACGCTGTGCTGCTTCCAACTCGGCCAGCACGCGGCTGTGGTGACGCTTGGCGGGACTGTCGGCCATGGCTTAGGCCTCGATCTCGATGTGCTCGACCACGCAGCCCAGGCCGTAGTCTTCGACCACGTAGGCATCGTTGGAGGACTCGTAGTTCTCGATGCGATCACGTGCGGGCACTTCCTGGATGTAACGACGACGGCCGCCGGTCTGGTAGTAGATCGACAGGTTCGCCAGCGAGGTGACCATCAACGCGCCGTCCGGCAGGTACGGCACCTCAGCCACCTGTAGGCCACCGACGCGGCGCTGGCTCAAGATCAGGTCGGTGGCGATCTTCTCGCTGGCCGGCTGGTCCTTGTTGACCATCGGGAAATACTTGTCGTGCATCAGGTCGCGGCCGAGCACCACCACCAGGCTCGGATCCTTGCGGTGCCACGGGTCGAGCAAGTTGCTCACCACATCGAACACCAGCGCGTCGAGGTTGCGGTAGTCCGCGCCATCGCCGGCGCCGATGACCATCTTGCCGGCCGTCTTGCCGCTCGCCAGCACGCGCTGCGCGGCATTGGTGCGGTACTGCTGCAGCCAGCCGATGTTGACGTCTTCCAGCAGCGGGAATGCGGCACGGTCGGTGTCGGCAGCGGCATGCGTGCCGTTAAAGCCGATCTGCAGACGGTCCAGCGCCTGGCGCTTGACGATGGCGTCGCGCAGGCGTGCCTGGAAGTCTGGGAACTTGGCCCAGGTATCGAGCAGCGCATAAGGGATCGCGGTGTCGAAATCGGTCTTCTTGGCGAGGTACTCGTTCTTGTCGAGCGCGGCCACGTTGCGTGGGGTGCGGGTCTTGCCGGCACCGGTATCGGTGCGGCTGGCAATGCTGCCGGTGACGCCGATGCCCACCTTCTGGCCGGACAGTTCGTCCACCGGGATGATGTTGACCTTGGACAGGAACTCGCTCGATTCCTGCATGCGCGTTTCCAGCTTCTGCTGCACGGTCGGATCGACAGCGAAGGAATGGAAGGCGGAGGTGATGCCATTGAGCTTGGCGATCTGCTCGGCGAACTGGTTGAACTGCAGGCGGGTGCCGTTTTGCATGGTGGCTCCGAAGGGGGCGCTAGCGGCGTGTGTGTGTGGTGTGGGATCAGCAGTCAGTCAGCACGGCCGCGCCGCCGCCGGTGACCACCGGGCGTGCGGGCTGTGCCGGATCGGGCTGCTGTGAGAGCGAGGCGCGCAGCTGCGCCAGGTCGTCCGCCAGCTGCGCGTGCTTGGTCGCCTGCTCGTTGTGTTCGGCCTGCAGGCAGTCGAAGCGTTCGTCCTGGCCGCGCACGTGCTCGGCGATCTCTTCGACGCCCTGGCCGAGGTCGGCGAACTGCTCGGCGGTGATGCTGGTGGCGTCCTCGCTCTTGAGCGCGGTGCGGATCCGGCTGAGCAGACTGGCGACCGGCCCTTCGCTGACTTCGCTGAATTCCAGCGTGGTTTCCTCGGCGACGGTGAACAGGTTGCCGGGCGATTGCTTGCGATCGGCCAGCGGGTTGGCGTCGGGGTGCTGGCCGGCGAAGCTGAGCATCGAGGTGCCCAGGCTGGCCGGTGAGTCGGTCACCGCCAGACCAACCAGATACGCCTTGCCGGTATTGGCGAACTTCTCCTGCACCTCGATGCTGGTGTAGAGCTTCTGCTTGGACTTGTTGATGGTGATCAGGTCGGCAGTCGGCTCGATCTGGGCAAACAGTGCCAGACGCTTGCTGCCGTCGATCTCGACCTCTTCGGCTTTGACGGCGGTGACATCGCCATATGCACGGAAGGGCGAGTCAGGCAGCAGGCTGCGCATGTGCTCGATCCAGATGCGGGCGTTGTAGGTCTCGCGGTTGTAAGTGGCGGCCATATCGTCGATCCAGCTGCGTTGGATCGTGCGGCCATCGGTGGTGGCGCCTTCGACGGCCACGCGGAACCAGTTGGAACGGAACTTCTTGGTCTTGCCCGACATGGGTGTCCTCTGCGCTGGATGCGTTTGCGATGACCCATGGTCAAACGCGACGCATAGCGCAGCAACGAAATCACCGTGTAAACAAGGTGATTACGCGTCGCTCAACTGTCGGGATTAAGAAGTGTGCCGCACTGTGGATGGCATGCAAAGCGTTGCCACCCAGCTCCCGATGGACACCCGCAGACAGGCCAAGTTCCTGTACTGGATGGGCTGGCGCGTGACCGAAATTGCGCAGGCCATCGGCGAGAACGAGAAGACTGTACACAGCTGGAAGTCGCGTGACGAGTGGGATCGCGCAGACAACGTTGAGCGCATCGGTGGAGCACTGGAAGCGCGCCTGGTCGTACTGATCATGAAGCCGGAAAAGTCCGGCGGTGACTTCAAAGAAGTTGATCTGCTGCATCGGCAGCTGGAGCGCCAGGCGCGCATCCAGCGCTACCAGGGCGGCGGCAACGAAGCGGACTTGAATCCGGCTGTGGCGAATCGCAACGCCGCGCCGAAGAAGAAGCCCAAGCGTAACGACTTCACCGAAGAGCAGGTCGAACAGCTGACCACGGCCTTCATTGATGGCTGTTTCGACTATCAGCGCGATTGGTACCGGGCCGGCAATGAGCGCACCCGCATCATCCTCAAGTCGCGCCAGATCGGCGCCACGTTCTACTTCGCCCGTGAGGCATTGATCGATGCGCTCACCACCGGGCGCAATCAGATCTTCCTCAGTGCGTCCAAGGCGCAGGCGCACCTGTTCCGCGGCTACATGCAGCAGTTCGTGCGCGAGACGATCGACGAGACGCTCTCCGGCGGCGACAGCATCGTATTCCCCAATGGCGCCGAGCTGTTCTTCCTCGGCACCAATGCGCGCACTGCACAGGGCTACCACGGCAATTTCTATTTCGACGAGTTCTTCTGGACCTACGGGTTCAACGAGTTGAACAAGGTCGCCAGCGGCATGGCGATGCACAAGAAGTGGCGCAAGACCTACTTCAGCACCCCATCGAGCATGGCCCACGAGGCCTACACGTTCTGGACCGGCGAGCGCCGCAACAAGGGCAAGCCGGCGGCGCAGCGGATCCAGATCGATGTGTCGCATGACGCGCTGGCCGGCGGTCGCCGCTGCCAGGACCGCGCGTGGCGACAGATCGTCAACATCCTCGACGCCCAGCGCCGTGGCTGCGACCTGTTCGATATCGAGGAACTGCGCGAGGAATACAGCCCGGACGCGTTCGCCAACCTGTTGATGTGCGAGTTCGTCGACGACGGCGCCAGCATCTTCCCGCTGGCGATGCTGCAGCCGTGCATGGTCGACAGCTGGGTCGAATGGGGGCAGGACTACAAACCCTTCGCTGCGCGCCCTTATGGCGATCGCGCGGTGTGGATCGGCTACGACCCGGCCGAGACCGGCGATACCGCCGGCCTGGTCGTGGTGGCGCCACCGCAGCTGCCGGGCGGCAAGTTCCGGTTGCTGGAGCGGATCCAGTTTCGGGGCATGGACTTCGCCAAGCAGGCCGCCGAGATCGAGCGCATCACGCGCCGCTACTGGGTGACCTACATCGGCATCGACACCACCGGCATGGGCAGTGGCGTGGCGCAGCTGGTGAAGCAGTTCTTCCCAAATCTGGTCACTTTCAGCTACTCCCCGGAGGTCAAGACGCGGCTGGTGCTCAAGGCCTTCGACGTCATCCACAACGAGCGGCTGGAGTTTGATGCCGGCTGGACCGATGTGGCGCAATCGTTGATGGCCATCCGCAAGACGATGACGGCCAGCGGCCGGCAATCCACCTTCACCGCTGGCCGCTCGGAAGAGACCGGCCACGCGGACCTAGCGTGGGCACTGTTCCACGCCCTGCAGAACGAACCGCTGGAAGGGCGCACCGCGCGCAACTCCGGCTTCATGGAGATCTCTTGATGTCGACTGACCAGTTGCCCGCCACCGCGCCTGCAGCTCCCACGCGTGCCGAGGCCTTCACCTTTGGCGATCCGACGCCGGTGCTCGATGGGCGCGGGGTGCTGGACTATCTGGAGTGCTGGCAGAACGGGCGCTGGTACGAGCCACCGGTGGCGCTGGATGGCCTCTCCAAGACCACGCGCAGCAATCCGTTCCTGCAGTCCGGGCTGATCTTCAAGCGCAACATGCTCGCACGCACCTTCAAGCCCCACCGGCTGCTGACGCGCGAAGCCTTCGAGCAGCTGTCGCTGGACTGGATCACGCTGGGCAATGGCTACCTTGAGCGGCGTCGCAACCGCATGGGCGGTGCGCTGTCGCTGGCTGCGCCGCTGTCCAAGTACATGCGGCGCGGCATCACCGAGGGTGAGTACTTCCAAGTGCGCACCTGGCACGACGAGCACGTGTTCGAGCCGGGCAGCGTGTTCCAGCTGCGCGAAGCCGATGTCGATCAAGAACTCTACGGCCTGGCCGAGTGGATGCCGGCGATGCAATCCGCCTTGCTCAACGAGTCGGCCACGCTGTTCCGGCGCAAGTACTACAACAACGGCTCGCATGCCGGCTTCATTCTGTACCTGACCGACCCGCAGCAGAGTCAGGAAGACGTCGACGCGCTGCGCACCGCCATGAAGGGCGCCAAGGGGCCGGGCAACTTCCGCAACCTGTTCCTGTACTCGCCGGGCGGCAACAAGGACGGGCTGAAGCTGATTCCGGTCAGCGAGGTCGCGGCCAAGGACGAGTTCAGCGGCATCAAGGGCATCACCCGCGACGACATGCTGGCTGCGCTGCGGATCCCGCCGCAGCTCATGGGCATCGTGCCGCAAAACGCCGGCGGCTTTGGGTCGATCCGCGAGGCAGCCGCTGTGTGGGCCGCCAACGAACTGGAGCCGCTGCAGGCGCGCATGCTGAAGATCAACGACTGGGTGGGCGATGAGGTCATCGCCTTCACCCCCTACGCGCCGCCAGTGGCCGCGTAATCCTTTCCCACCGCAGACCACGCAATGCTCAAGAACCTCCGTTGTGGCGAGTGCGCCCGCCTGCTGTGCAAGGCCGGCGCCTTCAATGAAATCCAGATCAAGTGCCCGCGTTGCGGCACGCTCAATCACCTGAAGGCCGAGAGCCTCACCTCCGATCGCCGCGAGCGAATCCAAGAAGGCTCTCATCATGAAAAACCAGCTCCTGCAGGGCGATGCCCTGACCATCCTGCCCACGCTCGAAGCCAATTCGTTCGACGCGCTGATCACTGACCCGCCGTATGCAAGTGGCGGCTTGACCGCCGCTGCTCGTGCCAAGCCGCCATCGCAAAAGTACGTCCAGGGCGGCGGCGTCCAACTGCATGCCGACTTTGTTGGCGACGAACGCGACCAGCGCTCACACCTGAAATGGATGCACCTGTGGCTATCCGAGTGCGCGCGCGTGCTCAAGGATGGCGCCCCGGTGCTGCTGTTCACCGACTGGCGTCAGCTGCCGCTGACCACTGACGCGCTGCAGATCGCCGGCTTCACATGGCGCGGCATCACCGTCTGGGACAAGACCGAAGGCGTGCGTCCGCAGTTGGGGCGCTTCCGGAACCAGGCCGAATACATCGTGTGGGGCAGCAAGGGCAGCATGCCGCTGGATCGACAGGCCCCAGTGCTACCGGGTGTCTTAAGAACTCCAGTGCTCAAAGCTGATAAGCATCATCTGACTGGGAAGCCGACTGATCTGATGCGCCAGCTAGTGCGGATTTGCGAAGTTGGCGGGCGAGTCCTCGATCCGTTTGCTGGATCTGGCACCACGTTGGTCGCCGCTCAGTTAGAGGGTTTTGAGTGGGTAGGCATCGAGATGACAGATCAGTACACCTCTGTGGCGCGTCAGCGGCTCAATCACGACTGATTCTCTGATTGGATCACACAAGCCGCCCACCGGGCGGCTTTCTCATGGTCATGCGGTCATCGACGTTTGCCTGCGGCGTGTCAAGCCGTGCGCACGCCATGACTTAGAGAGGCTGGAGGTGATAGACGTCGGTCTAGGACCAACAATTCCACCCCGATACGTTTTGTCTGTGCGGAATAATTTAGCTCTTTCCTGTAGATCGGCAGGCCATTGTAAAGGCTTGCGATTTCAGGTGAATTGTCATAAGTCAGCATCCATGGGCTTTTAATTTTTTTTATTGCTCCGGCCAGCTGGACATGATCTTCGTGCTTGTAGAAGCTGCAGTATAGTTCCGGGCCCCTTTTATAGTAGGGGGGGTCGATGTTTATAAGGCTTCTTTTTCCTGCGACCTTACTTATCTTCTCAAGAAAAGTCTTTGCATCTTCCCTGTGCAGCTTAACTTGATCTTTATATAAAGCTATGCGTCTGATTTTTTTAATCAAGTCCGCCTTGTTGAATCGGCAGTCTAATAAGTAATTTCCATTTTGATTAATTCCACCGATTACTCCCGCTTTGATAATTCCTGAGCGGTTCGTGCGATTGAGGAAGAAGGTGGAAAATCCAAGATCGACGACCTTGGGTTTAGATTTGCTTTGTATCAATCGCTGTTTTTGCCATTCTTCAATGGTGATGTCTGTTTTTTCTATCAATTCACATAGATCATCGGTGTGGCGCAAGACCGATGACCAAAACGCGTAAACAGATGGGTCAATGTCATTGATAATGATCTCAGACATGTAGTTTTCAAGCAAAAGCTTCCAAGCAATGCCAGCTCCACCAGCGAACGGCTCAACGTAGGTTCCGTAAAAAAGATCGTTTGCTCGCATCAGATCGGTTACAAAACCGGAAAGCTGAGTCTTTCCGCCTGGGTAGCGAAGGGGGGAGTCGGTAACGGGCACTGGGTCAAACCTAGGGCGTGGATAAGTAATTGTAGAGCGAGAGGTGGCACTTGGCCACCGATTATTTCATCCTGTCCAACATCAGTTGCAAGCCTCCTTCAAGCTCTTCCCACTGAGCTCTGAGGCTGTCGCCAGTAGGGATAAGGGTCAAGTGGACAGAGGCGCCCAGTGTGTCTGGTGACGTCGAACTGTGGACATTGGTAGACATAACGGAGAGAGGCTTCAGCTGCCGATTGGTCGCACCATCAGCGCGGAGCTCATCGCAGCACGTTTGAATGACCTGATGTAGCTTCTGGCCGTTCGTCCCCTTGCCGCGCTGCTTGGCGAATTCAAATGCAACTTTCTCTACAAATGCTCGAAGAAGGTATCCGCCCGCGAAAGGGTAAGTGTCGGGATCAAGCTTCCGAAGTTCTTCGTAGACTCGGCGAAGGATATTGTCTTTTATTTTAAGTTTGAACTCCGAGGGGATAATGTAGGGCCTTTTTCCAGGATGCCTCGTAGTTCTGCGTTCTTTTACCTTATTTTCCGTGGAGGTCGGTATCGCGAGTACTGGCGCGGAAATGCGCTCCTTAGGAGCGATCCCGGCCTTTTGAAGCTCCTGTGCGTACTTCTTACGCTCCGCGCTGTTGGTGCGCGAATTCGCATCTCCCGATGCCGCGTCCTCCAGGAATTTCCCGACTACTCCATCAAATGCAGTTTGCTCAACATCGATTGTGAGATCGCGACTGTTGGTTAGACCGAACGTTGAACGGACGACAGGGTTTGATAGATAGCGTGTTACTGTCGTCAATGGGATTTCTTTCTTTTGCTGACTGCTAATAATTCCAGATTGCTCAGCGTAATCAAGAAGAGCTAGGGCTTGGGTGTTTGGATTGCTAGTCGGTGAGCCTTGCGCATTGAATCTCGCCTTCTCGTTTGGCTTCCAGGGTCGGGTGCCAACTCCACCCAGCTCGCCCTCATGTCGCAGGGATAGCCAATACCTAGCCGCGGCTCTGCTTGGAAATATAGCGACTTCAATTTTTACAGCTACAGGTATTCCGCTTGCCTTATATCCTTCAAGAGCCCGCCGCGTCTGCGCGCTGGGCGCACGATGTGGATCCATCAAAAGTTTGAGGGCACACAGGCGCCTGTTCCCTTCCACAACAATAAACTTATTTTTCTGGGTGGTGTGGCTTACAACAGCCAGTCGTTCCAGTGGGCTTGTGCCATGTGTAGCAATGCTGCTGGCAAGGCTTAAAACCTTTTCGTCTGCAACAAGCTTCGCAATGATGTCCGGCTCGGCATCAATTGGATCGTGCCTCGGATTCTCATTGTCGAGAAAAATGTCAGCTAAGGGTATCGAGCTGAACTGTACGTTAGACATCCATTTCTACCTTTGTCGGTTGTGACGTCAATCTGAAGACTTTTAGCCCAGGAGCCTAACTTAGCATCCACGCTAGGCCGTCGTCGCGTCAGTTCGGGAACAGCCCAGTCGTCACACCACTCTAGCCAGCGTCGGCAGGCTCAACCGCATAGATGGTCACCTGCCAAGGCGAACAGCGCGCCCCATAGCGGATAGGGCCAGCTTCTGTTGAGTCACTGTGCTCTACGCGCGCAATCGTCGCCCTGCCACGCCTGTCTTCTTGCGTGGTTTTCGCTGCGCCCCCGCAGGGTGGCCTGGGCCGCGCTGCTGTTACCGATCCCTGCGATTCAAGGGGGTCTCTCTTCCCTGCAGATACATGCGCGCCTGGGGGCTTTGCGTGGCGGCGCGGCTGCGTTCCCGTCGCTCGGCTTTCCAGCGCACTTCGGCAAGTGACCATCGGAATCAGGTAATCGGTAATCCGAGACCTGAAACAGGGTCTAACCGATTGATCTCGTTAGGAAGTTGGGATTACACGACACTGGTCGCTGCGCAACTGGAGGGCTTTGAGGCGTTCGGCATCGAAATGACCGACAAGTACGCTGCCGTGACACGCAATCGACTGACGGTGCTGTAATCCCCCGAAATGAGCCGCCATGGTGGCGGCTCTGTCTTTACCGCGCAGGAGATGGACGCAATGCAATCACGCGATATTGCCCTTTATCGCCGTATTGCTTCGTCTTCTTTTCGACAACGGCGCAGAGCCTGTCTGCATCACACGGCGCCAGGTCGGCGCGGGCGACGCGATCTAGATACGCAATCTCGGCACGACGCTGTGCGGCTTCGGCTAACCCGGACTGTGCGGCCTTGAGCGCGTAGGCGGCGACACCCACGCACAGCAGCGCCCCGATGATGATCACGCTCAAGCCGATCCACATGCGACGCGTGACCATCGCTTCTAGGGATTGCTGTGCTTGCGCATACCGATAGGTTGCATGCTCGAGCGTCTGGTCTGCATCGACCATCTTCTTGTTGAACCGTGTGACCGCCGGTTCCAGCGACTGCGTCAACGCCTGGTTGCTCAATTGCGTCAGCCGGGGCAGTGCATCCTGCACGACCTGAGTGACGCGTTGGTCTGCGCGGTTGGCCGCTTGCTGTAGCAGCTGCAGCTGCTGGCGCACCAGATCTTCCAGGGCCTGCTCTCGCTGCTGCAGCTGGCCGATCAATGCCGCCATCGCCTGGATCGAGTCCCGCATTGCGTCTTGCGCATCGTCTCTGTGTCGCATCTGTGAGGTGTTCTGCATGTCCTTGGTCGCCTTTTGATAATTCAACTCGCCGCACGGGGCTGCGCTAACCGCCACCACCGCCGCCGCCACCACCGCCGCCACCACCGCCACCGCCACTGCCACCGCCACTGCCACCTCCACCACCGCCACCATCTCCACCAGGAGTTCCGCCTGGCGAGCCGCCCTGCATTGCAGGCCCGTGCGCGAACTGCGGCAGCGTCATCACCATCACCGGCCCTCGACTGGTCTGCACTTCTGTCGAGACGTCCATGTTCAGTGCCTGGCGCAGGCTCGCCTGTTCCTGCGCCTCCTGCATCGCCTGGGCATCCAGGAATTCATGGCCCCGTTTGGCAAGCGCCTGGCTGTAGGGGCTGTTGGCGACCCGTTCCAAGGCCTGTTCGATCGCCAGTTCGTCCTTGCAGTCGATGGCGTACAGCAACTCGTCCACATCCGGATCGCCGGTGATGGTTTTACGCTGGGGCTGCGGCCGATCTTCCTGCTCGCCAGCGGCAAGAGGGTGTGGCGCGGTGTCTGCCGGCTGGGCGCGTGGTGGTCTCAGTCCAGAGGGGCCATTCGGATCGTAGCCATCACGCAATTCCAGCTCAGTAAATGGCCGCTCGCCACGGTCCACGCGCGCCTGCCGCGCTTCTGCGATGCGGTTTTCTATTTCGAGATCCTGTTCGAGTTGGATGCGCAGCTCACGCATGGAGCGCGCTATTTCCTCCCAGGAGTTTGGATCGGCGGGCACAGCGGCAGGGCGGTCGTGCGCATCGGCCAGGGAAGCGGACAGCGGCTCGCGCACACCGGGCGCGTCCTTGGGTGAGTCGGCGGAGCGGCCAGCGGTCGGTACGTCCAGCGATGGCCCTGCCGCTTGCGCGAGGTGCGCGGACCCTGGCAGCGCTGCTGGGGGATCTGGTGCTTCCGGTGCTTGAGCGTTTGGAGTGAGGGCCTGTTGCTCATCGCGGTGGTCTGCGGCCATTGCGGTGTCGAGCGACGGCGCGGAAGGCGGGGGCGCCGCCGCCTGGGCCAGGCGCACGTGTGCCGGCTGCTCGGGCGGTTGCGCAGCTGCATCTTGCCGCGCATCCGAGGCTTGCGCTGTCATCTGACGTTGGCCGCTGTGCGGGTCCGCAACCTGCTGCTGATGCTCGCGTTGTGGAGCCGCTTGGGCGTGCAGCGGCTGTTGCTCGGCATGTTGCACCGTCTGCGCCTGGAGGCGTTCCTGCTGGCTCTGCTGGGCATCCTGAGCCTGGCGTGTTTCCTGCTCGCGCTGCTGGGTCTGCTCGGTCTGTCGCTGCGCTTGTTCGCGCTGCTCGGTGTCGTGTGCCTGCTGCTGCATCTGCTCGCGCTGTTGGCGCTCTTGCGCCTGTTGCCGGGCCTGCTCGCTTTGCTGGACGTCCTGCGCCTGGCCTTCCTGGTGTTCCTGTCGCTGCAATTCTTGCTGCCGAAGTTCCTGCACTGCATGCGCTTGCAGCGCCCGAGCGGCCTGCGCCCGATACTCGCGTGAGGTCTGCTCCTGCAGCGCGTGCGCGCGTGCCTGCGCCAATTGCTGATCCTGCGCATGGCGTTCCTGCTGCTCGCGTTCTTGACGCGCCCGCGCGGCAGTGGCTGCCTGCATCCGAACCTGCATATCCATCACCAGGTGTGGGCTGGAGGATGCGTTGGTGCCAGAAGTGTCGCTCTCTGCCGATCCATCCGATGCGCGCGACATGGAGGCCAGTGGCTGTGCGGGGGCAGCCGGTTGCTGCCGCGCCTGCACCTCCAGCAGGACCTGACGGATGTCCTCGCTGCTGGTCACGGCGGCAATGCGATCGACGCCGTCAGCACCGCGTTGCAGATGCATGATCGGGCTATCGGCGCCGAAGGTGCCGGTTGGGCCGCGTTGGAGTTTCACGGAGCCATCGGCGGTGAGACCATGCGCTGCACGCGTGCGCTGCGTCGCCAGCTCGATCGCGTCGCGCCACTCGGGTTTCAGTTCGGTGCCGACGATGCGATAGCGGTAGAGCGTTTCCTCGCGCTGCTGCTCCTGCAGCGATGGCGGCGACTGCCGGATGGCGGCAATCGCCTGCGCCTGCTCGGCCAGTGCCGGTTGCAGCATCGCGCGCGTGGTCTCCAGTTCCAGTAGGCGATTGCCATCGGGTGGGGCGCCGTTGCTGGTCCACTGGCCTTCGATGTTGCGGTAGTAGCGCTGGCCGTTCGAGGCGGTCAACGCATCCGGGTCGGGCAGCGCCTGCTGCACGGCCGGCGACATTGGCAGTCCATTGGCGGCCCAGCCGCTGCGGTGGTAAGCCAGTTCATAACGCGCGGCAATGGCGCCGGGACTGTTGGCGATGCTGCGGGCGATGGTGTCCTGCGCCTGCGCGTCCAGTTCGGCAGCGCGTTCCGGCGAGGCGGTGTCCTGCACATAGCTGCCGCGATCGTTGGCGCCGGAGATCTCGGCCTTGACCAGGCGATGCCACTGACCGTCCGCTGCATCGCGTCGCCAGTCGGCGCTGCTCAGGCTGGGGCGGTCGGTGGCATTGGCCGGCTGGCGATACGGATCCTGCGGAGCGGGCGCATCCTTGAGGGCGAGCGCTGCAGCGGCGTTGGTGGCCTGGTAATTGAGCTCGCGCGCCTTCTCGTAGCTGGCGACGATGGGCATGGCGGTGGGGTTGTCCACGCCATCATTGGTGGTGTCGGCCTTGCCCTCGCGTGCCCACGCGGTGCCGTTGAACGACCACTGCGTGCCATCGCGATCGGTCTGGGTGTAGATGGCGCGGTTGTCGAGCAACGCGGCGGCCTTCTGGCCGGCCTTGGTCATGAAGTACGCATCGGCGGCGATCAGCACCATCGGCCCGGCGCCCGAGCTGCCCAATGCGTAGGCAGCGGCGGTACCGCCGGCCCAGCCGCCGACGTTGCGGCCGGCGAAGTGCGCAAGCTCCGATTGCGCGGCCAGTGGATTGTCCTGGCCAAGAAGCTGTGTGGCGCGCTGGCCGGTCATGACCGTGTCGGCGGCGGTGGCGATCAGGCCGGCGCTGCGTAGTGCCTGAGCTGCAGATAGATCGCCTGCGAGGAGCTCGGCGGTGGCGAAGCCGCGTTGCGAGACTGGTGTATACGGCGGATGCGGTGTAGCGGCTGCGCCTTGGCGAATGCTGCGCGCAGCATCGCCGATGGTGGTCGCCGTGTCGTCCAATACCTGCTGGACCAAGGCCGCGTTGGACTCGGATAACCTCACACGCCCGGCATCTTCGGCGTGCGCGATGGCCATGCGAAATTCCTCACGCCCGGCGATCTCGCGGGCGAGGACATCGGGTTCACGTGGGACACCGACCAGATTGTGCCCCGTTGTGCGTGCGACATCGACTACTTTTGCGATCCGCTGCTCGGAGTGCGTGATCGCGGCCCATTCGGATTCGACATTGCTCATAGAGCGCAGCGTCTTCACTTGGTCGGCGTGGGCAGCGCGGTATTGATCAATCTCGGAGAGGGTGCTGCGGTTTTGCGCGTTGGTCTCGGCCTTGGTCAAGCGATCTGGCGTAGTTGCGAATGCGTCGCCATTGATGAGGGCAACTTTGAGTGTGTCTCGAAGATCGTGCACTTGAGTGGCAATTTTTCTAAGGATGGTCTGATCAACGCGACCGGAAAACGAAGCAACCGCATCCGCCGCGCTGAGGGCGCTCAAATCGCCGATTTTTTGCCGGTTTCGGCCGTTTGCGGGGTGTTGCCTGGGTTACAGGCACAG